ATGTCAAAAGAAGAAATCGATCTCAATCAAGAGTCAGGCGGCCAGGCCCCCGTCGATACCATCGGCCAAGCTGAACAATTGCTCAAAGAGGCTACTGTGATGCAATTTTCGACGATCGACAAGCGCGGTTTCCCAAATATTGTCGCGTTAACACCCTTGAAACTGGAACGGTCACTGAAACAAGTGCTTTTTTACACAGACCGGGATACGACCACTGTACATAATATCGTTGAGTCTTCCAAGGTAAGCATTTACTGTTTTAATGAACGCCATCATTGTTCTGTCGGCTTGCAAGGTTATGCCGGTTTGGTGAGTCGCAGTGAGATTCAAAAGAGCTATGTGAATGATTTGACAAAATACCAAAAAAGCTTAAATTATAAGCATCCGGTCTTTCTGCGTTTTACCACCATTTTCGTCAAAGTCCGCTATCAGGATAATGTGACTTTTCAAAAGTTATTGAACTAAGCAAACTCTCGTTTTGGAAGGTGCCCATGATGAGTAAAAAATCTGCCGACAAACGACCACGACATATCTCCAGCTCCGCTTTATTGAAATCGATCAAGGTCAAAAAAATTCATGACTTGTCGTAGTTTGTATATCTTGCCGCGTTCATTGGTTTGGCAATTGCGGGATGGCTTTTTCGGATTCACGATATGAGCGATCCGACTGTGGCAAATGGGTCCAGGACTGAGGTGCGGGGGAAAATTAGTCGCTCAAGTTCAGCGAGCGCAAAATCAGAAACCGCTACGTCCTCATCTGCATCGTCTGTAACCGAGACTGTTGAATCATCAACTAGTCATAATGAATCGACAGCTGTCACTTCATCTGTGGAGATTAGCGCCGCTTTTAATAATTATGACCGCATCACACTGAATCCCGAAACAGCAGAAAGACAATCCGGTACCACTTTGGATGCAGCGCAAAGCTTTTTTGGAAAACCAGCCAGCTCGACACAGTCGCACGATGGGGGTGGTGACTATCGTGATCTCACCTGGCGAATTACAACTCCGGGAGGATTTGCAGTTGTTTCGGTTTCGTTTGCCGGACAACATGCGTATCAAAAGAGTATCAGTTTATTCGACTCGGCTGTACTCGCCAACATCTCTAAGATTAACGAACAGTCTGTCTGGAAACTGAAGGACGGCGACGATCGCTCACAAGTTATGACGGCTCTCGGCCTTCCAAATTCAGTTCTGGATACTTTACGTGATGATGCAACTCCTCAAACCTTTTTGAATTATACCGGGGTCAATCTCGAAAATGGACACGATCTCACCGTCACTCTTTTGGACAATCAGATCTCAAAAATGACAACAAAATAGTTTCGATGCTTTTCAGGGGATTGTTGAACCTGGTAAAATGTAATAAATAACACCGGTGACTTAATATTCGTCGGGTTGAATATTCTTGGCTAAATGAACATAATGGTTTTGAAGAAGACGCCGCTTCCTCGTTTTTTCCAAATCGCTTGATGCGTCTTTTCTGCAGAACCCAATTATCTCACCATCGGTTCCCAAACCGATGGTTTTTATTTCCAAACCATCATCACCATAATTGACTGTTTTCAAAAACATCGTTTAATTCCAGACGAGGAGATGAAGGAATGAGTATCAGCAGTAAACGATATAAAATGATTGTGTGCATGAATGGCCATCAACTGTGCGTGAACGAGGAACCTGATAAAAATGTGTGCGGTGTGTGTCCAAAATGCGGGGCCGCATTAATTGATGAATGCCCCGTTTGTCACGAACCAATCCCGGGCATTATTTCAGTTTCAACATGGGCGGTAAATCCCACCATAGCAACGCCCCATTATTGTCCTGCCTGCCAAAACCCATATCCGTGGACAGCAGATACAATCAACCGGGCATTGCAATTGTTGAACCGGTCTAGTAAATTCAGCGACCAAGACCAGGCAGAATTTGCGCAAATCATTCCACATTTGATTATTGAGACAGAATACACAAAATCAGCAAAAAACAAATACCAGTGTCTCATCCGTAAAGCAGGGCCAGCGACGACCAACGGTTTAAAAGAAATTCTCGCTAAAGTGTGCAGTGCTGACGTCAGGAAGTCACTGTGGCAAATTTAACCGCCAGCAATTACATAATAATGGCAGACTACTGCTTCGACAAAGAAGCCACGACATAACAAGTGTCAAATTGAAGATATAACAGGGCCCCCAGAATACTGAAATGTCAGCGTTCTGGGGGCCCTGTTATATCTTCAAATATTTAGGAGAGCCGTTTACCGGATTTGCAAAAGACACTGAAATCCTATACATAAAGGGATAACGGTGCCCTTTGTGTAGTATCTGTGTAGTAAAAATATTTAGTAACAAAAAGATCCGAGGCTCAAAACCCCATGGATGCATTACTACATATATGAAAATCCCCCGACAATTGCCGAGGGACTGATCGTCACATCATGGGGGAAGGATGATCACGTCAGGTAAACCTGACTACCAAAATATATCATTGATTGGCTTTTAAATCCACATCTTTTTCTAAAACGTTTTCTTTTTTCAAAATAACAGATTCTTTATGGCCGCTGACTGTGTCATGCAACACAATTAGTATACCAATATTGCCGCATGGGGTTGAACATTCTAAGAGATAATTCGGATCGGGCTCTTTTCAATTTATAACATCTGTTGTATAATTAGCTTACAATTGTAGAGGGGGATACAGTATGACGGTAACAAAAATGAGTCCGGCCAGTTGGGGAGAATTGAAAATGTCTATTTCAACTATGTCTTTTAAGACAATTGATTTAGGCTCAACGGAAGTTGTGTTTCATCTTTTCCCTCCCGAGGAAGATTTCTTGATCACGCTCACGTACTATCCCTATGGGGGAATGTGTGCTATTCATCTTTGGCATAGCAAACGCCATAGGATCCTTGGTGCCTCAGCAATATGGGACAAAAATAGCATGAGCTGTTATGCCTACACGATCCCTGATGCAATTGAAAGAATTAAGTCCCACTTGAAACTAGCAAAACGTTTAATTCATTCCGGTGAATCCAAGTGAATCATTTTGTTGCACCACCTAATTATGGAACGTCAAATTTTTGCCATAAAAAAAAGCCCGGGGCCGAAGCCTCGGGTTTTCTATTACAGTTCAACTTTGACTTTATTGGCATCGATCCAGCCGCCGATTTTGACGAACCCGCCATCACTGGATACAGTGCTCACTTGCCATCGACTGCCAACTGGTAGGTATTTAATGCCTGCCTGCTTTGGCTTAGGTACTGCCTGTGTGTATGCATCATTGGTGACAACCTGTACATTTTGCCCAGTCCAATCGCCGGCTACGATGCCTTTGTTGATCTTGACAATAGCATCATCTGGATTGATCAGGCCGCCAACTTTCAGCCAGCCTTTGTCGAGACCGGTGACAACCCAACTTGTACCGTAAGACAATTTGCGGCCGGTTGCCTTGTGATTGTAATCGTATAGGACCGCTCCGTTTGGATTAGTGATCCAGGCTAAGCCATAAGCAGTAACTGGGATCAGCCCGGTTAATTTGCTCAAATTCATATCGTTATCTCCTTGATGTGCTTCTTGCGTACTGGCATACCGATATGCATAAAAATAGGGGCACCCATCGGCGGCCCAGTATGCGTCATGATTATTAATACTCACACCGTTGTGTGCGTAGTTGCAGTGGATAATGTTGTCGTGATCAATGAAGATACCCGTGTGGCCACCAGCACCTGCACTATCACCAATCTTGCCCCAGATGAACACGTCGCCACGTTGGGCATTCCAGTTGCTGTTATCTGCTATCCGTTGCCAGCCGTTAGCTAACAGCCAATTATGCATGGACTCGGTGTTGAGCACATAGCCAGCAGACGGCATGCCGCCAGCACGAAGTGCCGCATAAACAGCGCCTGAGCAATCTGCTGTGCCATCAGTACCAGTGCGACTGCCATCCATGCTGTAAGTGACACCATTCTTCTGCAACTGGTACATGTAAGCAATTGCGGCATCAATGCTGAACGACATTAATGTCAGCTCCATTCGCATCTGTACCTGCATCTGGTAAAGTATCCTTGACTGACGTACCTTGCCCATTGGCTGGCAGCGGATCGGCCGGCACCGGGTCAGGCACGGTATCCTTGGCCGGTTTACTGTACGTGAGTGCCTGGGCACTATCAGTAACACCGGCTGTCGTAGGGTCCGTTACTACCCCAAGAACAGCCAGTACAGCAAACACTGCATTGACCACACCCGTCAGTTCCTTGCCCAAACTGGCAAAGTCACAGTTATAGCCGAATACCGCAGCGACTGATTGTCCGACTAATAAAATAGCCGGCACCAAGGCCAGCCAAAACTTTACGGACAAAAAACGAACTTTCCAATTAATCTTCATTGTCACTATCTCCTTTATCTTCTCTGATACCTACGTGGTCCTCTAAACGAGTAATCCGCACTGAATGGCTGCCCAGCTCAATGTCATGGTCCTTAATGCGCCCATTGATTGACGCAAGCGTCTGTTCATGTGCTTTAAGTTGCTGGCCAATCTGCTCAGACAACCGCTGAATATCAGCTCGTAGCGGGTCCAAAGCAATCTTTTTGAACAGCCAGCTGCCAGCACTCACGAGCACACCAATTGCTGTTAGGGACTCGGCCCATTCAGCAATACTTAATCCTAGAATAATGTGCATTGCCTAGCTTCTTTCTTATGCTGCGGGTGCAGTTGCCGGTGCTACATAGTCCTCACCTGTGGCTTGCTTGTATTGGTCACTCGAAATGAAGCCAACCTGAACGAATTCTTGCATGTCTTGCTTGGTGAAAAGACCCAATTTGAAATAATCAATGATGAATGTCATGTGCAATTTCCTTTCTACTTTGCTGCTGTTGTGGTTGTTGTGGTGGTTGATGCTGAATCAGCTGCTAACTGTTTGGTGAGTTGTGCAACGGCTAAGTTTGCTGTTGTTGCGGCTTGATTAGCATTGTTTGCTGCCAGTGTTGCTGATGCTAACTGTTTTACTAACTCTGCATTGACATTTTTAAGGGCAATTATTTCTGACGTGTTGGGGTCAACATTGGAATCTTCCCACTTTTCTAACACACCATTGTATTTTGCTACTTTGCCTTGCAATTCGGTTGGAATCGGTGTTTCAGTCATTGGATAATTAACCACTGCATCTTGTGGGACATAAACAACTGTGTAAAAATTGCCATCTGCTTGCTGGCTTTGATAAGTCATAAAGACCTGTTTGTAAGTGTCATCTTGTGGCGTTGTGCTTGTTGTAGTTGTGCTTGTGTCTGTGCTTGTTGTATCTGCCAAATGAATCAATCCTTTCATTACTGCTTTACTGTCTGAAGTTTTGTAACATATCCCGCGTTATCACCAGCATAAATATTGAATTGGCTATCTACTGCTAATGAAATGATGCTTCCTGGTGCAGTCCAGTTCCACACTTGATTGCCAGTGCTATCAATTTTGATAACATTGTCACTGCTATCGCCAATGTACACATTGAATTGGCTGTCTGTGCAAATTGATTGAATGTAATCTGCAAAAAACGATTGCCATACTTGACTGCCCGTGCTATCAAGTTTTGTAACGCCACCCTCAATATCACCAGCATAAACATTATTCTGACTGTCTGTGCAAATTGAATAAACAGTGCCGGTTGCGGCCCATTGCCAGTTCTGACTTCCTGTGCTATCTAACTGTGTAACATTGCCATTATCATCGCCAGCATAAACATTGAATTGGTTATCAACAGCAACAGAGTGGATCATACTTGTTCCTTTCCACTGCCAGACCTGTTTGCCAGTGCTATCAAGTTTTGTAACATAGTTGCCCTCATCACTGGCGTTGCCCTCATCACCGGCATACACATTGAAATTGCTGTCTACTGCTACAGAAAAAGCATTTCCTGAACTCCACTGCCAAATTTGTTTTCCAGTGCTATCAAGTTTTGTAATGCCACTGGGAGAAGCTAGATAAACATTAAGCTGACTGTCTGTGCAAATTGAATTAGCAGACTGGTTCATTTTATTCTGCCACACTTGACTGCCAGTGCTATCTAACTTAGTGACATAACGACTATAATCACCGGCATACACATTGAAATTGCTGTCAACGGCTACAGAATAAACGTTACTTGGTGCTTTCCATTGCCAGAGTTGAACTGGTGCACTTAAAAATGGTGATGTGACTGATTGATAAACACACTTACCACCATACCAAGCACTGGCAATCTTCTTGCCACCATAATAAAGTGACTGTAATTTTTTGCCATCATAGTAAATTGGCATTAGCTTGCCTCCGGCACAAGATAAAGAACAGTGGTGTTTGTTGAGGAATCACTAGATGCTGTCGTTTCATCAGCAACAGACACAATCTTGGCATCTAAAGCGGCTTGAACTTGGCTTTGATTTAAGTAGGTAGACGCGGCATCTGCTGACTTTAAGTAAGGCGTTAGGTCTGGCGTGGTTCCATCCTTGCCATCTTTACCATCAGCACCTGCTGGACCAGTTGCACCCTTGAGTGATGCTAAAAAGTCGGCTTCTGTGCCTGTGTTGCCAGCATCCAGCCAGACTTGGTAGGCAGATTCACCGGCAGGACCTTGTAACTCACCACCATCGTTCCAGCTGCTATTTTTCCAGATGTATAAATGCCCGTTGACTAGATAGGTATCGCCATCTGTGTTTCCAGTGGCCGGTAGTTTATCGACAGAATCAGCTGAACCTTTCAGCTGAATGCCATCGCCGGTATCACCTTTAGCACCAGCAGGACCAACAGGACCAACAGGACCTGTAGCGCCTGTGTCACCTTTTTCGCCTTGCAAACCTTGTGGACCAGTATCACCTTTAGGACCAGTTGCACCGGTTGCACCAGTTGGACCAGTATCACCTTTAGGACCAGCAGGACCTTGAATACCTTGTGGACCTTTATATTTTGGATCATTAGGAATGTCATCAACCAGTGACTGTGCTGCTTGTGCTGCTTGATTGGCTGTGGTAGCGGCTGTGTTAGCACCTGAAACCGCAGTATCTAGTGTTGATTGGGCGCTATCAACAATGCTTTGCAGTTGGGCTTTGATACTGTCCAAACCACTTACATAATCGCTGTTATCAATGTCTGTACTAATGTCATTGGCAACATTAATCACAATATTCTCAGTGCTGTCTACCAGTGTGCCATCTGTGTTGTACAGCTCAAACCAGCCAATACCATTTGCAGCAAAAACTTGACTGTGAATTGGGTAGGTAACAGTGCCGGTTGTGGCATCAGTTGCAACTGTAACATTTGTGTCAGAAACACTTTTGCCACCGGCTTTAGCATCCTTAAATCTTGCTGATAAGCCAGTTAAATCATAAGGTGTGCCATCACGATCTAGCAGTTGAGCAGTCAAAGTTAAACCTCTCTCTGACCGGCGTAGATACAAATGCTGTTCAATCTGCCCTGTTTTGTTTGTTGTCAGTGTCATCTTTGGCAGCGTCATTAGCATCACCTACTTTCTGCTGAATTTTGTCTTCCGTTGAGTTTCCAACTCTGGCTTGCAATTCTTTATTTTCGTTTTGCAACTGAGATATAACCAACGCTTGTTTTGCTATTTTCACTGCTTGCTGAGAAATAATGGTTGATAGCTCTCCAGCCGTGGCATTCATAGCTTCGTTTACATCAACTTGCATTTTTTACCTTCATTTCTAGTCTGTGACAATGTGATGATCTACACCATTGAAATTTAAGTAGAACCCTTGGCCTTTGTAGCCACCGCTTTCGATATACTTCAATTCGGCAGCATTTGAGTCATCACCAAAATAAATACTGGAGCCAACCGTACGTATGTCGTTCGCAACATATAAATCTGCGTAAATATCGACGCCTTGGTGAAATCTTGACCATGACCAGGCTTCTAAACCGCCTCCAGTGCTGATGCCATGAGCCGCACTGATTTCTGTTTCAATGCCTCCATCACCATCGTTGAGTGAAATGCCGGATGTGCCAGTGATTTGACAGGCATCCATTTTCAGCCCTGTGACGGTGCCAGCAGTAATTGACTCAGCCACAATCCGACCTTGAGAGTCAATAGCTGATCGGACTAGATTGCCATTGCTGTAAAATCCTAGACCATTCGCATCGAACTTCATATATGAATCGTCATCGTTAACAGCTCTTAAATCCTGAGGGGTTTGCCAGTTTGGATAAGCTTGAATTGTGGCCGTTCCACTGGAATTAATCCAGTCTGAAACATCAGTGACTGTTTGGTCCACAATTTCCATTTGGTTCTTGACAGCGGTTATTGAGTCACCCTGAATGCCCAATTCTTTCATGACATTTTCGATGGCTGCATTCTGGTCTGAGCCTTGTTGCTGTAAGGCTGAATGAATTTGGTCAAACAGACCTGTGGCTTGTTTGCTTGCCTGCTGAGTTGACTTTTCAACAGCTTGTTGCTGATATTGCTGCACCAGGTGTGTATAACTGATTGGTGGCTCGCCGATGATGATCGAGTCGTAGCGATGGGCTGGAATATCCCACACTGTTTCACTAACTTCCGCATCTTCGGCAATATCTAATTTGTCAAACTCAACAGACACACGGTCGTATAGACCAATCTGTGTCAGCTGAGAATAATCACCAGTCATTTGTGCATAATTAAGTGTCAGTGTCACAGTGGGATAGCCAATGCGGTAATCCTGCATGTAAGCTTGGGCAACTTCTCTTAATTTGTCAGCATCTTGAATGTTGTAATCCGACAAATCGACGGGCAAAACACGCAGCCGTTCATCGTTTGCAGCCAAATCAGACTTAAGAATCAGTTCGGGTAACTGAACAGTGACATCAGCCACTTCATCGTCGCTGTCGCTGTCACTTGGGCCAGCCGGTGTCACATCGTCAGCAGACGTAAAGCTGAACCACTTGCTATCCACCCATTCATTGGTGGCTACTTCATACCACGTGGTACCATTATTGTCTGCCTGGGCGGTGATTTTCCAGCGGCTGCCTGCTTGGAGATATTGACCAGTGGGTGCCACGTTGTACGTTGGAGATGGATAAATAGGCACCTTGCCTAATGCCTGAGCTTCTTCGGTGTTTTTATCATCTACCGTGGTTGGTGTGACTGTGCCATTAGAGCTAAAGTCGCAAACATCTGAAGTGATCCACTGATTGGTGGCAATGCGATACCAGGTATTACCATCACCACCAGTGGCCTCGCCTGTCACTTGCCACTTTGTACCATTTGCAACATGTCTCTGAACATATCCAGCACCACCCGGAGCCGTATAAACCGGTGCACCACCGGCATCATCTGTTTTGATGATGACAATGCCACGACATGGAACGATCACAAAGTCTGTGTTTTTTTCAACACTAAAATAGGTTGAGTCGATCCAAGAATTAGTGCCGATGTTGTACCAAACATGGCCGGCAGAATCAGTGGCTTTATACCAAATTTTGAAGCGCTCACCATTGCCAACATACTCACCAGTTGCTTTTTTGTCGGCAAATGGGCTTGTCCAGATGGCAATAGATTTAGGGCCGGCATAGCTAACAACTGAGCCAACACCTTGGAAAGGCACGATTAGGCCCGTGCTGTCTGTATTATCGCCAATTGTAATGGTGCCAGAGCCTGAAACGTTGTTGACCACATAGCTGCCAGATTTGTCAAACGTGAAGAATTGACCGTCAACCCAATTGTTCGTGCCAATTTCATACCAGGTATCATCATTAACCGTGTTATCACTAGCTTGCCGGCTCACTTTGTAGTAGGTGTCATTTTGGACTGTGCCCACAACTTTGTGACCAGCATACGGTGTATCGTACATTTGAAGCCCACCAGTGCCGACATACTGAACAATACCAGTTCCACTAAAAGCTGTGCTGGTGTCTGTTGTGGTTGATGTGCTGTCCGGAGTGTATGTTGCAAAAGGCATGATGGCTGTATACGTCTTATCGATCTGCTCATCTTGCTCAATCGTTTGAATATTGCGGCCATATTTGACAATAATGTGTGTGTCATCACCACCATGCTGCAACAATTTTAGATTGTAGTTATCAGCTACCCATTCACCACCAAACAATGAGGCCATAGAGTTGGTCTGGTCACCAGCCTCATCGGCATCAATGAGCATATCCATCGTGTTGTTTATACTCTTAAAATCAAATCCAATGTTTGCTACCTTTGTGATGTCACTTGAAAAATTTAGTGATGGGATTGGATCTGCAAGTGCTGATGAAATTGCTGAAAATGTATCTGATGGGCTGGCATTTGCAATGGAAATGGTGGATGAAATCGTGTCATATGCCAAGTCTCCCCAAATCTGTGACGCTTCAATTGTGACTGCTGCGCCACTCTTAACAACTCTTGTTATTCTAAACTTTTGTCGCAGTGAGTCTGGGCCACAATCGGCTAAAATGATTCGACCTTTTTGCAACTCTTTTGCCAAAGGATCAGCTGGGTTGTAAGTCATGTTGAGCACACCCACTGCATTGCTATCTCTGGTAACAGTGCCGGTTAAAATTCCTGTCAAATACCCTAAGCCTAACGTGTTGGTGTCATCACTAGCTCTTTCATAAAGAATTGGAAAACGTAAATACTCAGTCAAGCCAGACACCTCCAGTTAGGTTGATATTCAAATCCTGTGTAGCTACCAGTCAGTGAAATTGTGTTGTTTCCAGGGGTTAAAACTGGAAAGTCATTGTCTGGAAAAATTGCTAAACCTGCCCGACTGTCAGTCAAAGTTTTATAAACCAATGCCCGTTCACTATCGACATAAATTTCGTCGTCAATACCATTAAGTTGGTAGGCTAAGCCATTAACCGTCAGCGTCAAATTGCCAGTTCCTTTGATGTGCCAGAGTGGCTCTGCTGACCACTGCTCTGTGTTATTTACCTGTGCTGGCACTGATTGCCATTGTTGACCATCAAGCCTTTTCAAAAACGGTTTACAATCGAACTGTACAATCACCTGCGCCCACATATTGTTAGTGATGGTCATTGTTGGAGCAGCGGAAACATGTGCTTCCCACTCGTATCCAGAGATTAGATCTGCTGTTAGCGGAGAATAGTCATCTCCTGCCACCCAGTTTCTTATTTCTCTGCCTATGGATTGAAGAGTGGGCGATTGAAAAGGCCGGTGAAGAACAAAAGTAACTGGTTGAACAAAGTTTTTATAGCGCATATTGCTCTGGATTGTGTCACCATTGACCCCAGGCACTGAAACAGCAGTTATATCGGATTCTGGGTGGACAAACTCAAATGGATAACTGATGGCCAGATGGAACTCGTCGCTGGTATGACCGTTGAAACCTATTCTGCTAATTGCCACTCAAATTCAAACCTCCTTTATTCAAAGATCGTGCCAAATTTTGACGGATGTATTTATCTTCCTGTGTTACTAATGCTTTGCCGTCCACGTTAACGGTGGTGCTTACATCCATGTCGGATGTGGCAAAAGCAGTCAAAATGCTGATTAATGTATCCAGCTTTTTGCTGATTGCGCTGCCTGAATCACTAGTATTAGTTGTTGAGCCTAGGTTTTGATTGATGTTGCTCACAGCTTGACCAAGTAATTGCCAAGCTCTAGATGCTTTAGCTGCACCTAGCGGCAATACTGTTTCAGGACCATCTTCGCCGATAATGGCTGAAAGTGGCTGATTCACTAATCCACCATTTGCCATCCGTGGTGCACCAGTAGGACCATCATTCTTCCAGTCCCATTTGTACATACCTCCCCAACTTGGATAGGTGACGTAGCCAATACTATTTTGCCAGTCGCTATTATTGAAAAAGTGCACAAAATTATCGAGAACACTGCTTCGATTGTTGTGCCCCGGCACATCATAATAGCTCCACGTGCTTGGAATGTATTGCAACAGCCCTACACTTGCCATGCCAGCCCGTGCATTGTCATCGGTTAAATTTGCAGCATTACTATTGCCACCACTTTCACTCATGGCAACATTGGCTAAAGCTTTTATAAAGTCATCACTAGGGTTAACGCCCATGATGCTTGCAGCTTGACGGGCAATTGCTTCCAATTCAGGGTAAGATTTCTTTGCTCCACCACCTAGAGATGAATCATCCATGGATTGCTGAATCTTTGTCAGCTGTTTTTTGAACCAACTAGCAACATTGCCAATCAGCTTATTAATCACACCACCGGCTAAATCACTGAACATTTTGACGCCACCGGAAATGCCACTAACGCTAGATTTAATTAGCTTCCCAACATTTTCAATCGGGTGCGCTAACCAGTCAGCTACTTCTTTAGCTTTATCCCAAGCGCCGCTGAAGAACTTACCAACACTGCCAACGACACCACCAAGATCATAGTGTTCAATTCCGGCTAAGCTCATTATTGCCTTTGTTTCTTTCCCATTGAAAACACGAGTGCCTTCTGGAAGTAGACCAGTGGCATTGCGCTTTTGAGACATACCGACTTGACCATTTGGCAGCTGATACAGCTCTTTCCAGTCAGGGCCAGCACCATCGTTGACCATGACCATGTGCAATTTCTGAGTAACCACGCCACCTTGCTCGAAATGAACAGGTGATAATTTATGAAGAGCAGACTTGCCAGTAAACTTTTCCCAGACCCAGTTGATGCCTGAAATGGCTCCATTTATAACATTGATTATTGCATTCATTCCGTCGCTGGCAGCGTGTTTCATACCACTCCACATGTCACTGAATGCAGATTTCATGCCAGACCATGCAGCATTCCAAGCACCTTTGATTGCACCGAGGGTTGTTGAAATAACATTTTTGATGCCGCCAAAAACGTCTGAAACAATCTTCTTCATGCCAGACCAATAGTCCGACAGCATTTTCTTGATGTCTGACCAGGCTTTTGACCAATTGCCACTCAGTAAATCCATGCCAACCTTGAGCAAGTCAGTGATGACCTTTAATGCTGACGAAATCGTGTCTTTGAGCACTTTCCAAGTGGCAGACAGAACAGATGAAATAACATTCCATGTGCCCTTCCAGATGGCTGGCAGCACTTTTGCATAAACTGTAAACTCTGCCTTGAAAAATCCAAACATAATATCTACAACTGGCTTGATTGCTTTCCAGGCATTTGAAATGATTTTAACGATCAAAGACCACGTTGTCTGGAATAGCTTACCAATCAGGCTTAAAATGGGCTGAATACTCTTCCACATGCTCTGCCTTCCGGAAACAACAGCCTTCAAAGCTGGCTTCAAAGCATTGCCTATCACTTTGACTACGTTATTAACTGCATCATGAAAAGGCTTTATGTGCTTGTAGGCTTCATAAAAAGCGGCTCCGGCTGCCACAACCGCAAGAACAATGCCACCAGGTCCAGTCAGCAGAAGTTTTAATGCACCAAAAATTTTTGTGGCTCCACCCAAACCACCAGCAGATGATAGCTTTGACAATGCTCCAAAGTCTTTAATGCTTTTCAGAGCTGTTAGACCTTTGAAAGCTCCTGTAAGTGCACCTGTAAACTTGACTATTTTTGTCGTTGCCCATAAAGCCACCAGTGTTTTGGCTAGAGTTTGAATGCCACTCTTGTTCTTGGCGATATTTCCTAGCGCTGTGTTAGCATTCTTGAGTGGATCGGCTGATTTTTTGGCTCCAGAACCCATCAAACCTAGGCTCTTGGCTATGCTCGAAACAACGCCAGAGATTGTGCGCCAGACAGCTGAACCAAATGTTTTAGCAATGGATAACACTGATGAACCAATGCCAGTAATGTCACTCCGATGTGCTGCTAGATAGCCTAACAGCTTGGTCGCTTGCTCTGCGATGTTAGCTATACCTTTGCCCAACATTGTAGCTGCACCTTGAACAGCTGAACTGGACATTAGGCTGGCTAGTTCTGACATACCAGTGTTTTTGATGGAGAGCAGCGGTGCAGACATCTTTTTCTTCAGGACATCCCATGATGCACTCATCTGAGCCTGCGCACCTTCAGCAGTTTTGCCAAAGTCTTTATAAATGTCACTTGAGTTTTTGCCAGCCTTAGCCAACAGATTAAGGAAGTCGGTAGACGAAACTTTGCCAGCACTAACCATCTTTGCAAATGCATCTTGAGAAACACCAGCCGCTTTGGCTAATTGAGATCCTAAGTTTGGAGCTGTCTTTTCGAGCCTTGCCAGAGAAGAAGTAGACAACTTTGTTTGTGAAGTGACTCGGGTTAACTGCTTTGCGAAGCCAGATAACTGGTCACCATTCAGCCTGGCGCCTGTACCAATGGCAGTAATGCCGGCTGTAACCGCTTCTGTCATCTTTGTATTGCCGTGCGTAACAGTATCGACAGTTTTCTGCATTCCACCGATTACTGAAATGGCTTGCCCAGACTTGGATGTTAGATCACTGACTTGATTGCCTAATGACTTAACATCTTTGGCTGACTTACCCATCTGCTCCCATGTGGTGGCAGATTTTTCGCCTTCTTCATCCAACTCTAGACCAGATTTAACTGTGTCTTTGATAGCACCTGAAAGATCAGACCAGCCATTGGTGATAGCATTTGAAACCACACTACCCTCAACAATTTTTTTGAATAATGATGGCGTCTTTTCTGCTTGTTTGTTTGTGCCACTGATTGCTGTCTTGATTCTATCCCAAGCAGACGGATTAGCTTTGTCCATTTCAGATTGGAGACTGGTCATTGAAGACTTGGCTTTGGCTAGAGATGTAGCTGTTTCATCAACCCGCGTCTTCTGCGTACGCCATGCGTCTGAATCCTTGCCACTAGCACTGGCAATCTTATCCAGTTCAGCTGACTGCTTGGACAGTTGTTCATTCAGATTGCTAATGGACGACTTATAACCTTCAAGTTTGGCCTTATTGGCCTCTTGCTCTTTACCCTCTGCCTGCAACCGAGTGACATATACTTGATTAGCGCGTGCGGCCGCTGTGTACTCACTCTGTAAAGCGGCTAACCCAGACTTCTGATAGTCCATTGCTGCTTTGGCTCGCTCTTGTTGAGCCTGCATACTGGCCAGCTGCTTGTTAGCACCATCAATTTGTTGCTGATATTTCAGAAACTGTTGAGCTGTTTCGGAAGTATTGCCTTTAAGCTCTGATTGCTTGTTTTTAAGAGCATCAATCTTTGACTGCTGTGCTTCAATAGATTTGCCCAAACCTTCATACCGAGCTTGAGCTGCGCCAACAGCATCACCAGCACTTTTCATCTCAGCTTCTTGTGCTTTCCATGCTGATTGGCTGGATCTAACAACCGCTGTTAGTGACTTGACGGATTCGCTAGCAGATAACAGGTCCAGGGCAATGCTGGTTGACATTGTTGCATTAATTTGCTGTGTCATACTTTATTTAATCACCCTTTCTCTTGTTTCTGCTGATAACTCAAAAACATCCTGCCTGGATCAATTGGACGGTCTTTCTTGTCCTTGGCAGACATCATTTCCAACATCTCGAAATAGTCAGCTTCATCAAAATCCCTTAAGGACCAGTGAAAATAAATGACGGCCTGTTTTTTTGACCATCTGAAATCTTCAATCTGGTTTTTCAACTCATAAACTCGTACAGGAGGGCTAATCCTTGTCGCTTTTGTCCGCGGCCTGCTCTTTCTTGTTAGCCAAGTCGATGTCTTCATCACTCATGCCCATCATTCTCTCAAATGTGTAATTAACTGCCTCGACTGTTTGCTTGAAGTCCATTTCGTCCAGCTTGTCCTGCTCCTGCTTGTTCAGTCCTAAGATAGTGGTCAAAAATTCAAGGGAGTTATGCAGCATGTCTCGCTGCATCTTAATGATCTCAATTGGTTCTTTGTCTTGAATGTCATCTGCCTGAGCCATGAGCAGTTGCAGATCATACATCTTCTCCATGTTTCGATTGGTCGTCTTCACGTCGTGCTCCCGATTGCTAATTGCCGTTACCTTGATTTTCATATGTGTACCATCCTTTGATTTTTTGTATTAAAAATGCCGGCCCAAGGACTTGCACCATTGGTGTGACTGCTACCGGCTGTTTAGCTATTGTTGAAATTTCTATTCTGTCACTTGCTGGTTGATACTTATTCGTTTGCCTGTTTTAGATTGCATCAGAACCGGCTTCTCAGCACTAACCAAATGTAACTATCCTTGTGTTCCTGAACCAGTGGTAGAACCTGAACCACCAGCTGGAGGAGTGGGCAGAACATAGCCGCCAAATACTTCACTGTACATATTTGCCTTGTCAAACTTGCTATCCAAGTCACTGTAAATCTTATAAGGTTGACCATCGAAGGCTGTTGTTGACAGAGCAGTGTATGTCAGTTGATCATCAACTCGTTCCTCGCTGGCTTGATCAGTCTGAATGTTGGCCGCAGTTTCGGTCATGATCCCGTCACCAAATCCGTAGTAAACATAATGCAAGCGGTCAATGGTTTGAGTTGTAATCAACAATGCCACATGAGCTTTCAAATTTTCGTCGGTATAACCGCCCTTGCTATCATCGACAAAGCCCTTGATTTGTTGCTTGATTGAAAAATCCAAGTTGTTGATGTCCAAAGCTACAGATGGCTCGCTTGTGCCAACGGTAACGTCTTGAACGTTATTGTTCCCGTAAATTTTGGCAATGGTGCCTGACAATCCAGTGATATTGGCTGTTTTGGTGCCCAAATCTTTGTGGTCAACGGTGTAAATGCCACCCGTACCAATGCCGGTTGTTGTGTCTGAAATAAGCTTTTGGTATTGGTCAACCAGTGCCAACTGGATTTGATAAAGTCCTACTGTTGCCATTAAAACGTCTCCTTTAATATTTTTGTTCTGCTGAAATAAAATGTGTTGCTCAACTGCTGCGTGTCAGGGCCTAACGTGCGCTGTCTGACTGCTGCAACTTGCCAATTCTGATGAACAAACGCCTTCATCAGGCTGACTTCAATGTCTTCGGGGTCAGTTTCAAGATGCTGTGAGTACCAAATCTGTACTTCAACTTCTTGATTCAATGCCCAAAAGTCATCATTTCCGAAAGATGCTGGATCATTAGCAGCATCAGAAATCAGAACAACTGTTTTATCTTTGCTGTCTACCAACTCCTGCGGCAGGTTGTTGCCTTCGATTGCGTCAATTCCAGAGATATTTGCTTGGCTGAGAATAGATACAGCATCATCTACTGCACTCATTTGTCTCCACCACCGTTCAACTTAGCAATAATCTTGTTGTATTCCGCTTGTTCAGCCGCAAACACAGCGTTTTTAGCATCATTTCTGGCATTATCTACAAAATGGTCACCACGTAGCTTTTTAGTGCCATCGTTTAGAAAACCGGCGATGTATGCCTTGCTGCCAAAACCAGCGGTTGATTTCCCATTGTGATCACCATCAATGTCGCCGGCAGCACTCCGAATATTGGCTGACAGATGGCCATACTTACCGCCATCGCCCTTAGTATCCGGATGTTTTTCTTTGGTGGCTTCTTGCAGCTTAGTGGCAAGAACATCAGCACCAGCTTTTGTTATTTTTTCCTGGTCTGTGATACTCAGCTGTGCAGCTTTAGACACCTGTTTCAGCCACTGATCAAGTGCTACATCCATGTCCATAGCTACGCCCCCTTGGTAATCTTCGTGAGGGTCAGATAATCGTACCGGATGGCATCATTGCTGTCGTCAGGGGACACATCAGCAATGTCATACACAACACCATCGAGACGTGCCTGCTGCTGCACAATGTTTCTGCCATCATGTCGTGTAATGATCGTGATCGAGTTATCCAAGCGTGTGCCTACAAGCGTGTACTGCTGTGTCAGCGTCCGTTTTTGCTGCTTGTAATGCAGTGTGTATGCAGGAACAAAGCTAGAAATGTTCAGGCCAGCACCTGTCTTGTGTGACTGTGGAACGCCAAACTCAACGGTCCGGCTGAAATCGCTTGGCTTAAAATTAGTTGCCATCAGTATCACCACTATCTGAATTAGTTGGCTGATTGGCCTGCAAATGAAGCAACATCATCAAAACGCCTTGCGACAGCCCGTTTTCTAGGGCTCGATCATAGTATTGCTGGGTAGCCATTGTTTTAATGGCGAGCTTGGCAATCGGATCGGTCTCATCAAGTACCCCCACTGAGCTTGTAACCACTCCCGTAGCGCCAGCAACCAAGTTTGTGATTGTTGTTTTCTCGGCCTCATCAAGATTAAGCTCCGTCATCAGGTCATCAACAATTCCAGATTGGAAGCCGCCATCATCAGCCATTTGATCGTCTCCTTTATCAGCCGCCCGCTGAATCAACAACGCACTGTGTATTTCTTAAGCGACCATGCCATATTACTTGCTAGGTGCCGTGCTGGCAGCAAAGTTTGCTTGCTGGTCAGCAATTGCAGAGAAGGACCCAGCAACAAAGGCATCGGCATCAGTTGCTTGCACATCGAAGCGGTCGATGACACGCAGCTTAGTCTGATCATGCTCAAACGCACCAGCGCCAATGTTGGTGACAACCAAGCTCATCTGCTGACGGTCAAACAGGGTCGCGGCCTGAGAGAGATCGCCATAATATAACGGATAAACTGGTGCAGCAGCGGTGCCTGTGCTTGGCAGCCAACGATCAGAGATGACAACCACCTGATGGCCACGAATGCTGTAAGGCATGTCAGGAACAACGTTGGCCTGAATGAGATACTGGCCCATGGCGTCCTTGACCTTTGCCAGCTGTGCAAACCCGCTAACATTGGTCATCAAAATTGATGTGGACTGGATAGCCGGGTCAACAGCTGTGTAGATCATATCCAAAATGTCGTCAAACTTAGCAATGGTCGGCTTCTTAGGAGCGTTGTTCATTGCTGAGATGATGACGCCGTTGCGTGTTACAACATCCTTGCGGGAAATAAATTGTTCAATCCACGCTTGAATATTTTGATCACTGTCATTAAGCAACGTATTCGGCATTGTAGAAATGCCAGCATACCGATGAATGGTGTATTTGATTTGTGCCAGCTTGGGATCATCGTTATCACCAATAAGTGCATTCTCATCATCAAGATTTGCCAGGGGTGTGATTGTTTCAAAAGGCTCATACACACGTGATCCAGTTGGAGTAGAAACATTCTCAACCTTCACATATTGTTCAAGAGACGCATATTGCCGTTTGAGTTGGTTGATGTTGGTCTGAATATCAGGCGGAATTGTCAAGCCAGCATTAGACGTATCACCGTCGGTATTACCGGAAGTGACTAAATCCGTAATTTGCTTTTTGCCCGTAGCCAAATCCACAAAATTGTGGACAAAGTCTTGGGCCTTAGACGTTTTCTGAATAATGTTTACTTTCTTGTCGGTAATGTCAGTTGGCTTTTCTGCCTCCGCTTCAGCTTTCGCGTCATCCAGCGCTGACTTTGCAAAGTCTCGAGCGGTCTTAGCAGCTTTCAAATCATCCGTCACTTTCTTAACGTCATCTTCCGTATAAGAAGACGGATCAGCCGCCAGTGCTACCGCCATTTTTTGCGACTCGTCTTGTAAATCCGTTACCTTTTGCCCCGCTGAAATCCACGCGGTGTTTAAATCGTTTACACTAGCCATTATTTGGCCTCCTTGTTTTTAATGCCCAACAACAAAGCCAGCTTCGGGTCAATGGCTTTCTTCCCATCATCCGTAGGCTGGCTCTCTGTTGGCTTATTCTGTTGGCTGTTTGCTTTGATCATTAATGTTTTCACTCGGTGAATCATGTCAGTTGTTAGTGGCAAAACGCTGTTTGTAACTGCTGGTGCCGTGTCAAACATGGTGTCATCAGCGAATCCTTTTTCAACAGCCTCTTTGGCATTGATAAATGTTTCGTTAACCATCATGTTGTACACATCGCTAGGACTCATACCGGTTTTTGCTACATACACATCAACCAATGATTGGTCAATACTGTCTAACGATTGACTTGCTGAATTTAATGCATCCACATTGCCATTGGCCGACACTGATGCTCTGTGAATCATCAGCTGAGCTGTTGGTGCCATCTCGACTTTATCTCCTGCCAAAGCGACTACCGATGCTGCAGAAGCAGCAAGTCCAACGATGTTAGTGACAATGCTGCCGGAATAGTTCTTAATGGCCGTTGCCATCTCACTGCCAGCAAATACATCACCACCCGAGCTATTTATCTCCAAAACAACGTCCTGCCCGTTTGCCTTTGACAATGCATCAGACAAATCAGTCGGGGTGACTGTCTGATAACCAAAGAATTGGTAGACATCAACGTCATCCTCGCTTGAAATAGCACCCTTAATTGGTACCGTTACTGCCATTAGTATCACCTCCTTTAAGGTTAGACTGATCTGGATTGAACTTAGGCGCATCGTCTGGCAAGAAACCGACACGGCGAAGCAAAAAGTCGGATTGGTTACCAGAAAGCGCGCCGTTTTTGACAGCACCCCCAACGGCTGCTAAATAGCTGCTCCGATCCTGATCAATGGCCGGCTGAATATCAATTTCAATAGCAGCCGAGAATTTCTCATTTAACTCACTAGCGATGGCCTGCGCATATCGGTTGAGACTATTCGCATACATGCCCTCAATCATCGATAAGGAGGACTGCTGGTCGCCTTGTCCATTAAGGTAGCTGTCAGGAATGTTATATACTTTCGCAATCTGTTTGCTTGTCCAGTCTGTGGACGAAAGCAGCTTAGAAACGTCCGAGTTTAGCTCCAACGGAGCATATGTTGTCAGCTCATCAAGCACGACTGGGCCCTTATTCGAAGTTGCTTGAGTCATGAATCCAGCCGACAATGCCTGCTTTTCTTTGAGGCTTAATGCCGACCCCTTCTTTGAAGTCAACGTCCCGTTTGAAGTAATGGCCTTTGACAGCGCCGATATTGTCAATCCATTGGCGCTGTTTTTGATGTTCAGCTCGTTTTGCAGAGCCAATAGCGGTGACCGGCCAACTTCTCCACCATTCCCAATGCCGAGCAGTCGAAGATGAATCATGTCTGACTGTGGCACATTGTTCATAACAGAAATACTTGGCTCGTCAAAAGAAACGTTGTAAGTGAGTCCAGTACCATCGCTCAAAAGAAATACAGATACCTGAGACGGCCGCAAATATTCAAGCCGAACGGGCTGACCGGTAAGCTGGTTGCGCCAAATATAAGCATAGGCATTCCCATCAAGCAGCAGCTGCGCAGCCATTGACTGCCAAAAGGCTTGCCGATTTGTGGTTGCTGACGGATGATCAAGAATCGTTTGCGTTCGTGGCAGCCCTGCTTGCATATAGCAAGTGGCCAAGTCTGCGGACAATTGATAAATTGTGGCATAAAGGTCTGAGTTAAGTAGAGCTTTCCGCGCGGATACATAAGCGGCCGGATCAACCATTAAGCCAGTCATCATGTCGCCATCGGCTGATTCAAGCACGCTCTCATATTGGGGAGCAGCACGATTAGTTGCTTTACTGCTCAAAAATCCAAAAAGCACCATTAATCACCTCCTCTTTTGGCTTTGTTGATCACAAGCGCTGTTGCGACCAGCAATATTCCCAGAATGACTTGCCCAACCAATAGACTGACTGAAAATGCAGCATAGACTAAAACGGCAAAGCCGCATAAAAAAAGAACTGTCTCGACGTTCGCAAGTAGAAACAGTCCTACGACTTTCAGTACTTTATTAAATTGTTCAACCAATGGCATCGCCTCCAAACCCGAACTGGCCATTTTCAATCATCTTTTTAAACTTCTCGGGCGTCATGAGCTCAACTTCTTTGGTGCGGTCGTTGGCAATTCCGAAATCTTCAAAATGATACATGCCTTGGTAAAGCGCATCAATCAATGCATCAACGACATCAATTTTGAGTGTTGCTTTGGCCTTATCGACTTGGATTCCGACCTTATCTTCATAAATTTGGGCATTAAGCAATGCTTTCTCCATGATTTTGTCGTCCGATCTCTTGATTGATCCTTCGATAAAACCCGTTTGCAAAAACTTCGTGGGGTCTTTAAGCTCGCCAGTTCTCTGCCTGATGGGCATAATGTTCCAGCCACTATTAAGCTCCAACTGCTTTACAAAGCGTGTGGCGCCCATGGCGTCGTAGCCAAAGCAAACCACATGCAAATGGTGGTCGCTTACATAATTCCTCAGCCACGAATATACTTGATCATCGTTGATGATGCCTTCCGGGTGACTAGTGATCGTGCAATAATCCTTCTTCGCCAGCTCTCGGTAGCCGATGCCGTCCTGCTTTTCTTTGGCCTCGATGCTGCCAGCTTTTTGCCACGGGATGAAACTATGCTGGGCAATGTACCAATACTTATGCCCGTTGCTTTCATACGGGAATACAAACCCGATAGCCGTGTTATCACTAAACATTGAATAGTCAAACCCGATGTAGACATCACGATGATCAATGCTAAGTTCAGGAATAATAGCACGTTCAACGTCTGCTAGTTTGAGAAAACAATTTTGTGACTCCTGCAGCCACATGTTCAGGTTCTTATTTTGGAAATCATCAACAGTGCCGGCTAACATATCGGAATCCCGTTGGCCTTTAAGCCCCGCCATTAAATCGTCATGCTTGGCTGGTAAATCCAGCAGCGGGTTGCTGTTAACCCATGTATCTGGTTTGTAGGTTTCGTCCAAATTGTCTTGCGCCCAAACCAAGCACAACTGCGTATCGGCTTCCCGTTTGTAATCCTGCTCCATGGCTTGTTGTAGCGCCCGTTCGTCATCATGAAACGGGACGGTTGGGTTAGGATAAGCCGTGGAGATTTCCACGAACTGTTTGTTGGGGATTTGCACTTGGCCGGATACGATCTTGTTGATTTTCGTGCGGCTCTGCAATTCTCCAATTTCGTCAAAGATGGCGGTCGTAAAGTGGAATGAGTCGTACTGCCCGGACTCATGGCTGATCGCCCGCAGCACATTGTTCTGTTTCTTCTGGACAATCTGATCGGATTGGCTAGATAGCCCGTCAGGATTGAGGCCGACCTCTTTGGCCAATGACTTGAACGGTTCAATATCCAGAATCTTACGCAGCATTGTCTTAATGTAGCCAAGAATTTTGCTGGTCTGTTTGAAATTGATAGACGCCACCAGGTAGTCCTGACTAGATAAGCCCAGGGATTCCACTAAAAACGAATAGCAGGCGATGATCGCCATCAAATAGGTCTTGCCGTTTGTCCGGCCAACACTTACGATGGCTCGGCTGAACCGTTTGCCACCATCAATGCCGCGCCAGCCAATCAATTGAGCCAAAATAAAAGCCTGCCAAGGCATTAGCTCGGTAGGCTCATCGGTGTGATCCACGTTCGGGCAAATTGCCGCGAACTTGAGGATGTTTGTGACTTTGTTCAGGTCGTAGTGGTATGGGAAGTCTGCCTCTTTTTCCAGCACCCGCTGCAAATCTCGGATATGGCGGAACGCGGCCAACTGGATCATGTAACCGGCCTGCTGCTTGCCCTCCAGCACGTCAAAAGCGTACTGCGTGCCGACATCTGGATAGGCATTACGCACATCGTCATAGTTGCCTAAGTGATATGCCTTAAACACATCATGCGATTGGGTCAAATCAATTGGCTTAATGGCTGTCACCTCCCAAGAACTTCTTCATCTGCTCGGCGATGTCTGTCTTGCCTTCATCAGGCGGCTTGATTTTAGCCATCTCCGCCCGTCCTTTCGGCGACAGGCCTAATTGTTCACCAACCGCATTAAGCTGCTTGAGCGAGTCATTATAGACCTGTGTCGCCGGGTTGCGTTTGTAGCCAACGAAGTCCTTTCCGACAATTGCGCCGGTACTGTCTTGCAGCGAGTCAAATATCTTGGTCTGGATGCCATCATCAATGATGGACTGGTAGGCTTTCCGGTAAATTTCGTACTGCGTACAGTACAATTCCACCAGACCGGCATCAACTCGGGTGACTGGTGCCTTGGCTTCTAAAAAGGGGACAACTTTACGCCACATGGCACTCGCAATCTTGCCAAATGCTCCGGTGGACGTTCCGGCAAATGCCCGTTGTTCTGCTGATAAAATGGTTTTTGATTGGCGATGGTCGTTGCCTCCTTTCTTGGCTTAGCCCCCCCGCATTAAAAATTTTGAAAGCATGCTTTGGCGCAAGACAACAGCTGTGTGTGGCTCCCCGTTTTAGAAAAATAGGGGGCGGGGGGCAAATTTTCAGCCGCGTCGTTGCGCTGTTTTCGATTGTTGCATGAGCTTAGCTACCCGTTTTACGTCACGTATCTCTGGCAATCCCGTGCGGCTGTTGGTTTGACCGGTGCCATAGTAGGATTGCTCCCACGCTGTTTTTTGCCGGTGGCAATCCGTACAGATGGTCGCTAGGTTCCCAGCGATGGTGGCCAGTCCCTGGTCTATTTCAATTGGCACAACGTGGTCGACGGTGTTTGCCAGCGTTATCTTGCCGTTTGCCCTGCAGTATTGGCAAAGTCCGTAGTCCCGATCAAGCACCAGTTGGCGAAGATGCTTCCACTGTGGTGTTTTGTAAAACTTGTACTGTTCACGTTTGCTTGCCGAACGATTGCGTATGATGTGGTTGTACTTCCAATAGCCGTGTTTCTTTTCGTCCGCTGCAACTTCCAATGACTTGTGCTGTGTGCAGTAGTGTGCCGGCCACTCCACCATATTGTGGCAGCCGTTAGCACGGCAACGGTGCACTCTAGGCATTATTTTTTTATCTCCTTTAATAGGATTTTACAAATCGGTAAGTACAGCTGTATAATTAAGGTTGTGTACAATGAAACTGGTTTTTAAAAATTAAGGAGGAGTATTTATGCATTTTCTTTGGGCATTAATCGTTGGAGCCATCATTGGTGCAATTGCTGGAGCAATTACCAATAAGGGTAATTCAATGGGATGGATCAGTAATATCATTGCTGGTCTCATTGGATCCGTCATCGGCGAAGGAATTCTTGGTCATTGGGGCCCCCAGTTAGCTGGGATGGCATTGATACCGTCCATTATTGGGGCAGTAATTCTTGTCGCAGTTGTGTCTTTCTTCACCTCTAGGCGTCAGAACGGTTAGGAGGAGTCTATATGGAAACTGTTAATTCAGTTGTCAAGATTATGGTCGTAGGAACCCTAATTGTTGGAACTGTATTAATTGCCGGAACTGTTTTTAGTGCAAAATTAATTGACAGGGCTGGAGACAAATTACAGCAGAATATTCACAACTAACACGTTACTTCAAAGCACTGGGAAACCGGTGTTTTTTTATTGCGTGCAGATCAACCTAAAATTTTGTGTTTGTCTATTGTATTTGCTGCTCAACTGGGCGCATAATATGAATTGGGAAACCGGTTATCTTTCTTCCAGCACCTTTCTTTCATGATCTTTCCGGCTTCTCCCCCAAGTGATTTTTCTTCAAACTGGTTCTGCTCCCATCAGGACCATGTTTCTATTTCCCATCGGTATCCCTGCCGATGGGTCTTTTTTTGGCAATTTTTAGAAAGCGTAATATAAAACGGTTGTGATTTAATGTTCAGCATATTGAATATGCCACCATTTAGGGCATAATGTTTTGTGAGGGAAATCGATGGCTATGCTCGACCCCCCAGTCGTTCAGCAGTTGACCGGTTCCCTCCAAAACCGGTACACCTTTCTCACCGACCCAACAGCCGGTGTTTTTTTGCACTAAAAAAGACGCTCCACAACGTTTTACAAAAATAATTTTTTGGCCCACGACCGAGTTCAGGCGGTC